TCGTTGTTCGATGGATTTTGCGCCGACACATCATGCAACTCATCCATCTCATAGCCGTTTTGCACTTTGACAAACAGCTTACCCTGCGATGGGTGAGCGTGTTCAACCACGGCCATGTAGACCAAATGCTGTGGTGCATGTGGTTTGGTTGCGGTCAGTGTTCCAGCCGTTGTGGGGCTAAGATAAAGCTGCTGACCATCTGTGTATGCAGATGTGTTGATGTTGGTGATTGTGCCAATGAGCGTTACGTTGCCATTGGAATTGTTGGCAATGTCGGCAGTGATCAGCCCCAGCGTCTGAGCTGATGTCGCATCACTGTTCGCAATTGCCTTACTAACAGTAGAAAGCTGACCAGTAGCGCCGCTGATATAGACAGCAGTACCTTTGGTAAGGGTTGCGCCAGTGGTATTGCGGATAGGCAAAAGCACATTGCTTGTTGCGCCAGCAACGCCAACCGAAAGGTCAATGTTGGTCGTTCCAGTGACGACAACAGATCCGTCCGCTGATGATATGGTCGGCTTGCCAGTCAGATCAGCATACGCGCCAGAGGTTGCTACAGGTGCCAGAGACGAGGTGTTGGCCTTCGTCCCCAGCTCCGTATTCAGATTCGTGAAGTTGCCATCAACTTCAGCATTGGTAAGAGGCGAGCCTTTTCCGGACCGCGTAACAATAGTTGCCATCTTTAACTCGCCTCAGAAAAATTACGCAGCGCCGATGGTCACAGTCCAAGTGATCGACATCGTGTCTGCAGCCTCTTTGTTTACAACGCCAAATACTGTGCGGCAAAGCATTGTGCCAGCCGTTGATGCGTTGAAGAGACCTGCTTCCGTCACTGCACCAGTGCCAACACCAGCGCCAAACGTAGCGACAAATGCGACGGCATTATTGGTGGCGGTGGTAGAGGTCAGTGCAACACGACCAAGCTCAGTGCCAAGGGCAGTGTTGCCACTTGCTGCTGGAGCAGTGCCAGATCCGACAGCCATGTGCGACATCACTGTCGAACTTGCGTCGCGGATGCGGCTTGCGATGAAGTTCAGACCAACGCTGACAACCAAGTTGTCGACGGTCTGCTCATCTTTGATCATGCCATCAGGACCGATGACTTGGATATTCAGTCGGCCAGTGGCCTTGATCATTTCGTTCGTGTTCATGTTTAACCTCAGAATGTTCTTGTAGCGCCTACGTAATCCTCCATGAAGTAATCGATATCGCAGTACCCTTGGCTTTTAACAAAGCCAGAGTCAGATGTCACCGCCTGATCTACACGCGATTTACCGAATAATTTTGCCGACGCTTCAGAAGCATAAGCTGCATCGCTATACACCCTAGAGAAGCTCGATACAATCGAGATGATGTCGGTGAAAAATGCTGCATGTGACAACGATTTAAAGAACTGAATGTTCTGATCGTCGTCCGCAGAAGCGCCGTTAACGTCGTCTGTTGCGTAGGCAGTGTCTTCCAACGCTTTACCAAATGATTGCGTGCGAACGTCACTCGCCGCCACAGCATCTGATGCAGGCTTTTCAAATGTCTTTTCCGCCAGATCTGTCGACAGGCCGATGTCAGTCAGAGACTTGCTCAAGCTAATTTGTCTGGAGTCTAACGTCGCAGCAGTGTCGCTCAGACCTTTACCTGCTGATCGCACAACGACATCAGCGGCAAAAAAGGAATCGCTCAGCCCTTTGCCAAATGTTCTATTTGCGAGATCTGCAGTAGAGGCTGAGTCGGTCAATCCTCTGCCAAACGCCTTTGCCGCAATGTCTGTCGCATGCGGTGACTCAGACAAGGCTCTTGAGAATGCCATCGTCTTTAGCAGGACATCTGTTGCAGAAACCGCTTCGCTACTTGCCTTCCCAAGTGATTTGATTGAGAAGTCGGAAGTAGACAGAGCTTCCGTCCGGATCTTGCTGGCAGTCTTCCTTGCCGCATCTGCGGCGGCTGCGTTGTCCGCTAATGTCTTACCTGCTTGGCGCGACATAGTGTCCGCAGCAGTTGCTGCATCACTACGCCCAGTGCTGAAAGTTTTCTGTGCGGCGTCACTTGCTGAGGCATTATCCGACAAACTCTTGCCAAAGAGGCGGATTGCTTGATCAAGAACCTGCGTTGCCTCAGCAAAGATGCGAAGGATAAGCCACTCACCAAGCTGGGCAATGGCCTTCGGGTTAATGTATGACAGGCCGGAAGCAAGACGAGTGTAGGCGCTTTGTGCCGCTAGGGTCACATACTTACTTGCAGACGCTAGTAGTGTGTAGCGTGCGTCTGCTTTAAGTTCAACGTAATCCGCAGCGGCTGACGGCTCTGAATACTTGAGCGTTGCCGCCATCCGGACGGCATCAACACTGTCAGTTTCACCGGCATCTGCCATTGGCTACTCCTTAAGAAAACTGCTCGCGCACCTGAAGCTTAATCAGCTCGTATACGGTCTGTATGCCACCAGTTTGCGAGGTGTATTCAATCTCGCCTTCAAATACGCCAGCCGTATTGAGCGTAGTTTGATCAAACAGAAAGACGACTTCGCCAATTGCTGGATTGGTATTGTTGCCAATGAGCGTTGACTTTACGGAGGTACCACCAACTTCGCGTATACGCAGGCGAACAGTGCTGCCAGTAAGATTAACTAGCGCCCAAGTCGACGGATCTTCTGGGTCGAGAACCTTTCCAATGGCTGCTTCGTTACGGTCGCGCACAGTGATCTTAAGCTGGGGCAGTGTGTCGCCCTGAACGAGGTATATGGTTTCTGAATACGCCATTAAATGAACTCTCTTGATTTTACGGTGAGGGCTGCTCCGCCATGACCGTACTTAGCCTGCCGCATAGCTGCAGCAACACCACGCTCGTAAAGTTGCCTATTGGCACCAGCAGCAGCACCGTCCATCCAAGGCTGTCCAGACATCATTTGAAGGCGGAACAAAGCACCGGCAACCAGCGTCTCCCGATGCTCGAGGCCGATGGTGTCCGGAATCGTCGTAGAGGACTGTGTAGGCTTCAGCGTGTAGAGAACCTTAAGGCTCGCTCTTCCTTCTGGCTTAGGACCAATCAGGACGTTGCGATTATCGTACTGCGAGAAGTATGTCGCCGGACCAAAATCAGACAGCTCGATATTCATGAAGGCGTCTTCATAAGGGACAGCCTCCAAAGCTCTACCGTCACGCAGGATCGACTTCACATGATTGGGTTCAGTGCCAGTCGGCGAGTCGAGCTCGTAGTCCGTCACACCCCTTGTTACAGTCAAGGTCTGAGGCTCTGCGCGATACAGATCAGTGCGTGCGCAGAAGTCGATGCAAGCGTCTCTAATAGCCCTCTCAGCGGTGAACTCAGGGCAGGACGGAGCCTCACTCAGGACGTAGACGAAAAGGTCGCTGTACCTCACTGGGCAGTACGCCGTGGCTGCTGCGAGACCATGCTTTCGAGTAAGCCGCCATCAGCCTGCGACTTGATACCCAGAGACGTCGTGAACGCCTGATAGTACACACCAGCGCGGTTGATGTTGGCGAACTCGCTGTCCTTCTGGTAAGCGCGGTACATCATGTAGTCCATCAACGCATTGGCGTAGATGTCGTCGATGCCGATTACCTGCACATCAGTGGTGTAGTTCGAGATTACGATATCAACTGGTGATATCGCATACACGATGTCAATCTGGTGCAAGTTTGCTGGCTTTGGAAAGACGTAAAAGTTTTTCGGATCTAGAGCGTCGTACACGTAGTGCTTCACGCCGTCAGCGTTTGCTGCGGTTTCGTACCAAGTTGGAAGCTGCACATCGAGAATACTGCGGTCGACCTTGGTAACCGCTCGACCACCAGTGTTCCTTAAGACATTGATAAGGCGAAGACCTTCCGCAGGTAGGGTCTGCTTTGCGGTGTTGGTGCATGTAAACGGAGCGTTTACCGCCTTCGCGTCTGGACGAAACAAGACGACCTGCCGCTGGGCATCGTTGAGGTAGTTCAGCAACTCACCCTGAGTCCAACGCACGAACGTGGGATCTTGGAGTGTGATGCTAACTCGACTGATTAGATCAACAGCTTTGGTCGTCGGCATTTAGTTTATTCCCACTCGATAACTTCAAGGTCTGGATTGCCCTTATATAGAGGACTCCAGAACCATTCCACACCCGTTTTTAGGTGACGCACGATTTTTGGTTTGCGCTCTGCTTTGACTTCGGCCTCAACGACCTTGCCTTTATTGGTCACGAGCGTCTTCACATGCTCAACGAGATCCTCGATGCGGCGACGCTTATCAAGTTCTACGCCGAACTTGTCTCGTGCGTAGATGTCGAGCTCGTCTTTGCTCATATCTTCAATTGCTTTTTCCACGGTATCCCTCATTCTCTGTTTAGTAGAAGGCACAGTGCATGCCCTCATCTAAGAAGAGAGGGGGCGAGGTTTCCCCCGCCCCCAATCTATTAGGCAGTCGTCTTGAGCTTCAAGGTGACGAGGGCGTTAGGAACAACGACCTTGTAACCGTAAACCTTCAGACCGCGAATGCCGTCGCCGAACGTGTCGGTCAAGCGAACTGTTTCGGTCTTCACGAACTGCGAAGCGAAGCAGGTAGCTTTAGGGTGACCAGCAAGACAGAACGTCTTGTTAGCGTCGCCACCGGTACCAATCGAAAGCAAGTTCGACTGATAGATGGTGAAGCGGTCAACCTGACCAACCTTACCGTTGCGGAGTGGCGAAGCAGCGTCACCGGTCAAGTAAGCCTGACGCAGTTCCGACTTCTTCAGCATCTCGATGTAGAGCGGCGAGAGAACGAGGAAACGATCCGAATCAGGGATGTTCAATTCGTCCAGCTTGCGGCCAGCTTCGAGGATGTGGTTCAGAAGGGTTGTTTCCGAAACCGATGCCTTGTCCAAAATGGTCGTTGCAGCGGTAGGGATGTTGCCGAGAACGTCTTGCTCAACAGCAATACGCATTTGCTCAGCGGCATCCTTCGATGCTTCGTTCTGGAACGCGATGTCGGCCTGAACCTTAAGGATGTCGTCTACCTTGAAGGCATACGACTTCGCCTTGTCGATGTTCAGCTCGACAACTTGGGTGGTGACATCAGCATACGAAACGCTGCCGTCATAGTTGCTGACGGTTACGTTTGGTACGGTGCGGATGTTTACTTTGTTACCCTGACCCGAGATTTCACCTTCATAGTCGGTGTTCGAGATCGAGGGGAGTACGGAAGATGCATAGAACTTCGCTTGAAGCTTCTTTGAGAAAATCTCAGGAATGAAGTTCGCAGCGGAGTTAGCACCGGTAGAGGGAAATGCTGGCATGTTAAATAAACCTTATTACAACAGGATTGAACTAACGGACTCGTCCTTCCAGATACGCCTGATCGATCTCTGCCGAACGTCGCTCGAATTCCTCGAGTGGCATACGGGTGATCTCTTGGCGGCTCCAGATTCGCTTGCCCGAGCTTGGGTCCGGTCGTCGGGCTTTGGGGAGCGTGGGTTCTGCAACCCGTCGCGCCTT